TCTAACAAATCATTAACCATTTGTGTAGAAACGAAGTTTTGTAACCAAGATAAACGAGATAACATCTGCTTAGAGATTTTGCTGTATGCAGCAATAGTCTTAGGAGTTACCTCAGTGATTGTGAAGTCATAATCAACTTGAGCTTTAGAAGCACCTTCAGTTTGAACTGCTGGAGCACCTTCGCCACCTGATTTCTTAGCGAATTTGAATACACCATTCTGCTCAATTACAGAAGAACGCATCAAATCACGCAAGTGAACTGAACGGAAAGGATCAGTTAAGATTACGTTAGATAAACCAGCAATCTTAGAAGCCCAATCAGAACCAATGTTAGCTGTAAGGTTCATATCACCTACTGCTTTCAATTCCATTGCAACTGAAGAACGAGAAGTAGTCATAGACTTGAATTCTTGCTCACGAGCTTCGAATTTCTTCGCTAAGAAATCTTCCTTCTTAGTTGGCTCTACAGACTTAGCTTTCATATCTAAGATAGCATCAGAAACAGCTTTTTCAATGTTTCCTAACTTACCTTCTACTTCTTGCAATTTAGTTCCTGCATTTTTAGTCTGCTCGATCAAGTCAGATAAGCCTAAGCCTTCCATTTCACGACCAACACCTTTTTGAATCATTTCGTTGATGTCGCTTTTTACTTCATCAACAATTTTTTTAATATCTTCCATTACTTAAAAGAGTTTTTTAATTGTTTTAAAAATTCGATTTGCACTTGTCTTTGTAATTCTTCTGGATTAATAATCTCGGGAGTGGACTTAACCGACTCCTTGTCATTAATTAGTTTGAACAACTCCGATTTTATAAAGTTATACTCAATTTCAATCAATTCATAAGTTTCGTCCTTTAAATTTCCACTACGCAATTGCTTGTATAATTTATCGAAACGATCTTGCAATCCTTTGGCATCCATAGATTTTAAACCTACAAATGGTGTATCAGGATTAGCTCCCCATAGAACTGACGAAAATTCGTACAATTTTACTTCTTGAATCTGATAATACGGCTTTTGATTTGTATTAGCATCTGGCTCTACTCTTGTTTCTTTGATTGTAGAGAATCCAATTGAATGCTGGTTAATTAAACCATTGTCATACAACTTAAGAATATCTTCACCAATCTCGGTATCAATAATAGCAGCTTCAAAATATAAACCATAATTATCTTCTTTCAATACTGATGGCTTACCAAGTGGACTATCAGAGCTATGATTGTGTAAAAACCATATTTCATTCTTTCCTCCTGGACCACGTTCTTGAATAGTCTTGGTAAATGCACCTGGCATAATCATATCACCATGCAAGTCAATATTACCAAACTTAGCAGCATAACCCATTACAGTCCGTTTTGCAACATCGACTTCAGTTATCTCCCCTTCAGATTTTATCTTATAATCTCTCATATTTTCTATCTATTGCTTGCAAATATAATAAAAATAACTAAATACAAAATTTTAAATATATCTAACCCCACATCTGCAATTAACAATCTCACTTGCAGGGGCAGAACCATCTCCAGGATATGCCATTGGATAACCTCCTACAAGGAATTTTTCATTTAAATTAATTGCAGGATATCCATCCATATCATGGTGAGATTTGCGTTCTTTACCATCCAAAATAACCATCCATTTTTTCTTAGTAACCTTAGGTTGTAAAGAAGCCCACAAATCGCTTGCTAGATTCATTATTTTAGTCACTTCTGTCCTAGCTATCGTCTGACTACGAATTATGTTCTTCTGTGCCAAATAAACGCTTAATAGAGTAATGATAGCGGAGGCTGGAATACCTTGTTTGACTTTATCATCTACAAACTTTTGTATATCGTACTTGATTGTGGCAATAATACCCAATACAACTATAAATTCGGTGATGTTTCTAAACCTTAATAACAAAAGAAGTAACCATGCCTCATTAAAGTTATCTTCTTCTTCCTCTTTTTTCTTATATCTATTAAGAAACTCGGATTGTTTAAGGCCAAACTTGGAATAGGCATCTTTAAGGATGTCCATCATCCACTTTTCACTAAAATGGTTAGTAATATGAAATGTATTGGGGTTTCTACCTTCGAGTGTTTCTAAATAAGCCCTAGTTTCTGCACCAAGCTTCGTTCTAACAAAAGCAAATAAGGCACGTTCGTTTATGTCGTGCCTTCTTCGCCAAGCAACCTTATACATTTCGTCACTTACCATTTTTTATCCTTAAAAACCTTTTCTACTTTCTTTTTTTCCGCTTTTTTAATAAAACCTTCATACCATAGGAAGAATCCAAACCAAAATGAACTGGTTAAAGAAACGGATATCACTATGATATGAAGATTTTCCATAATTACTCATTCATAGACCCTAATGTTGTAGGATCAATGTTTAAACTGCTTACAGGCACTTGATTTGAACGAATGTATACTTGTTGCATTGCAGCATCGTATGTTGGCTCAAAGTCCATAAACACACGCTTCTCATCTTGAGAAAGCACACCATCTAACTTATCAATAATGTTAGCAGCATCTAAGAAGTTTTGCTTCATTTCTGGATAAGCATCTGTATCAAAGCGTAAAACGTATTGAGATGGGTTAATTCCCATTGAAGGAGCTAAAAACTCTAACAATCCTTCGCAAATACGAGATTGCATTGGAATAACACAGTTAATAATCATTCTACGTATAAATTCAGCCAAGTTACTCTCAGTTAGGTTATCAGCATTCAATAAAACGTATGGGTAATGCCATAATCTACAAAGTTGTTCCGTAGATAACTTACTCATGGCTCTTAAATCTAAGTCAATGTTAGTTGTTGATAACTTTGTGTAACCAACTTTAGCATTTGACCATTGAACACGACCTTTAGAAGCAGAATTGTATATTTTATCATACATTCTATCTTCAAAAGCACCTTGTTGTTCTGGATCAAGGTCATCTACGTTTAAATCGTCCTTATAAACAAAACCTACAGCTCCACGAGTCTCAAAGTTTTCGATACCAACTTCTTCTGCAGCGTTAGCCTTTTGTAATACACGAGAACCAGCAGTCAATGGAGAGAATCCACGAGCAATAGTCTTTTGGTCATTAAAGCTAGGATTAAATGATCTAAACGATAAGAACCACTCTGGTGCTACATCTTGGTTTAAAGATGTAATGTTGTAACCAGTGATAACTCTAAAGCCATCAGTGTAGATTTGATAATCCCAAGGTGCAATAACGTGAAGTCTTGCAATCTTACCAGGTTTCAAAGGGTCTTCTTCTGCCCAAATACCTACATCCTTTAATAAAAGGTCATAAGAGAACAAAGTATCAAAGAATTGCTTTTGAGTTTGGTAACTATTAGGTCTTTTAAGCAAATCTAGGATAGGATTAGCTTCAATCTCTTTTAAAGAGTTTTTACGAATCTGATTTGCCTCCACTAAACCTCTTTGAGTAGGTCTTGTATTTAATGCTTTGTATTTTGCTAATTGCTTTGCTTGCGTTTTGTTATTAGCCTGGTACATTTCCAAAGGTACTTCAACTGCTCTTGATGCTATATCAGCCACAATTGAATACACATCCACATTCATCTCATATCCCTTCTCAATCGCTTCACGATAATCAGTCTTATACATCGAATAAGATTGACCACCAATAACTTTCCAGGGGATAGAGTTTTTAACCAAAGTCATGGCTTTTTTGCCATTAAAAAAATCGAATAAGCCCATTTTTAGAATATTAAGAGTTTTTTCTTTGAATACTTGGTATATACCCCATATCTAATAGCATCTAAAGCGTGATTGAAGTCATCAATTGGTTTATTAATCGGTTTACCACCCACTGTTATCCATTGATAGTTATCAATCTCCTTTTTGATGTTCTTTGATCTACGAGTATAATATACTTCGTATTCACGCAACTTACTTATACCAGCATTAACAGAGTCATTTCCTTTAACCGCTTTCACGACCTTAATACCTGCCCTCTTTAATTCCTCAATACTTTTAGGATCAGCACTATCAGCATAAATCTCATTCAATTTATCTGGATACATCTTAATCTTCTTAATTAAATCGGAATTTGTTAATCCCTTCTCATAAATTACCTCGTCAAGGTATAACTTATTTCCGAGTTTTGCAATTCTAATCAGTGAAGTAGGGTCATTAGAGAATCCAAAGTCAAGCCCACTAAAGATAACATCAGCATCCTTAGGAAACAGCTCACAAGGCTGCCAATCATGGTAAATCAATGATTCGGAACTTGGTTTAGGTGATTGTTGGTATAAAGATTCAAAAGTAAATGGCTCATTCTTCTTAACCCTTAAAAGTTTCTCTAAAGAATGCTTCTCAGGCCATAAAGCTTCACCAAATTCCCTTTCATCATAATCATTCTCGGCTTTTTCCCGAATAGCAGGGAATTCAATAATAGTCCAATCATTATCTCTTTCAAGTAACCTACCAGCTAAATCATCATCATACCACCGAGTTTGGATAAGAACCTGTGCACTATCATTATGCAAACGAGTTTCCCACACATCGGTATACCAGTTCCATAATTGTTCCTTAATGATAATACTTTGAGCTTCTTGTCTATCCTTTAGCGGATCATCAATAATCCCAATATCTACCGCAGTACCAGTAAGTGAGCCTCCACGGCCTACAGCCCTTAAATAACCCCTTCTATTAACAGTTTGAAAGAATTCAGCAGTCTTGACTGCCTCACCCTTCTTCTCCCCTATCCTACTATCAGGATATAACATCTTAAACTCCTCACTAAGCATCCTACGCTGTATCTCCGTAGAGAATTGTTCAGCTAAGGTAGCGTTGTAAGAAGCCAAGGCTAATTTTAAATCAGGGTTTCTACCAAGCAAGTAAGCAGGAAAGCTACGAGTAGATAATTCAGACTTTCCGTGTTGCGGAGGCACAAATATCATTAACTTCTTTATCTTACCTGCATATACCAAGTCTAAGTGATCAGCAATCACCTTGTGAAACCACCTCATATCATAATCAGGCTTGATATAAGAAACAAAACTACTAAACGACCTCCTCGAAAGTTCCCTCGTCAATATTTCTCTCTCTAATTTCGCTAAGTCGTTGTCTAATTTGGTCATCACTTAATAATTTAGGATTAACAGTATCATTATGAATACTCAAGTCTTGCTCAATACGCTGCGTGCTCTTACCATGCTCAAACTCCAACATAAAAGCAGTATTCTTTAACTCACCATTGTTTATGTCACCCAAGATAGATGAAGCCATTACAGCCATAAACCCAGGAGTATTACTATCAGCAACTAAACGCTTTAAATCAGCAACACTCAAGCTACTAATGTAAGTCATTACCTTAACCACCTCAGGTTTACTCATCCTTAAACGATATTGCTCGTCTAAGTTCTTCATTACCTCCTTAATTACACTCTTTGGCCTACCATAAGGATTCCTAACCTCTCCAGGCTTAACCATATAAGGCTTTAAGTGTTCAGGTAATCCATTAGGCTTTATTACTTGCTCTACAGGTTTCTCTTGAGCTTCCATATTTGTATTAATTTATTTATACCCCAAAAAAAGTTAGAATTTTTTTAAGCACTTTTTAAAATCATATCCATAAACAAAAATGACTTTCCCTATTATTATACTATATA